AAAGACATATAAAGCAATATTGGTATGACGATAATTTTAATCAACCATACTATAAAGGTTTTTAAAATGACTAAACTAAGAGATAAAATAGTTGGTTATATTTCTCCTAAACAAAGAAAAATAAATACACTAGAAAATAAAGTCTCTACTCTTGAAGGGGTAATAAAAGACGAATTATATAATCTATTTATCGAAAAGCTGGGAGAACCAGCAGAAATGAAACGTCTAAAAAAAAGACAATAAAAGATTAAGACAACAAAATAAGTCTTTAAAAGAAATAATTAAAAATAGTTAATTAAAAAGGTGGTGCTAGTTGTGAACTTAAAAGAAATGCAGAAATATGCTAATGCGTTATCTGAAATTAGAGTTAAATGTAATTGTAGTCATACTTTATATTTTCCAGCTTATAGTCCAGATGTGCAGATTTGTTCACATTGTGGCCATAAAGTCTATAGAAATGATCGTATAAAATTTAAAGAAATATTATCTAAATGTATTAAAGTAAAGGAGGTACAAAATGGGTAAAGCTTATAATAGCAAGTGGAAAGTTACACCACTTACAGTTAATTTTAATCAAAAACAATGGAGACAAGACTTCGGAGCTTTTATTAGAAGTAAATTATTCTGGGACGGTACAACTTTAGTAACAAGATCTAAAGCAAAATCTAAAGGACCTAATTTAATTACTAAGGGAATAAGAACTTTCGAAGTATATAACGCTTATGGTGGTAGTGTTATAGTTGAATATCAAAACGAAAACGAAGTTTTATATACTACTCACGAAGATTTAATAAAACAATATTTTGAAGAAAGGAACATCAATATTTATGGAAAATAAAAAAATGAATTGCTCTAATTGTGGAGCCGTTATTGAAGATACATATTACAAATGTTTAGATAATTGTTTACAAGTTAATTTCTTTGATACAGAAGAAGAAAATTGCTTTTGTTCTGAGGAGTGCTTTTGTAAATATATGGAATTAGAACAGTTAGAAGTTAACGAAGAAAATGACGGAGAAAAAATTTAAAGATAAATGCGATTTATGTGGTAAATTTGATATTTTAAAAGGTTATAATGGTAAATGCCTTTGTCCTAAATGTATCGAAAAAGGACCACAAGAAAATTGTTCTCCACTCCCTCGAAAAAACGAAAAACAATTAAGTATATTTGATTTGGAGGTAATGTCTCGTGGAAATTGATACAGAAAAAGCAGAACAAGCAATAAAAGAATTATCAGACGCTTTTACAAAAGCATTTATGCCAGTTGCAGAAGCTATAAAAAATATATCAGCTACACTTTGTCATACATTTATTGATACTTGGAAAAGCATTAAGGAAAAAATGCCCGACTTTGAAAAAATGAAAATTTCACGAAAGCGTTTTGTTAAACTTTTAATGAGTATTGGTTATCAAAGAAACGAAGCCAATAAAATTGCTTGGCGTTATCACGAAGAAAAAGGAAAATATACATTTTTAGATTTTATCATTGAAAGTAACAAGAAGGAGGTATAATCAATGTGGCTTAGTATACTCATAGGAGCACTAATTGTATGTGCTGGTTTATATAGAATTGCCGAAGCAATAGAAAAAAATAAAAAGTAAGAAAGGAAGGATCTAATTTATGGCTGGAATTACAGAAACAGCCAACGGAGAAAAATCACAAATAGACTTCAAAGAAATAACAAGTTTTATCGTCGAAGAATTATCAAAGAGAAATCTACTACGTAAAGGAGCTACTACTTATCAAAATACGGAGTCTCTTTTATACAAATATAACGACTTGAAAAAATCAGTTGAAGACCGTGAAGAAGAAATCGAGGAAATTAAAACAACTGGACTACGTGGAAAATCAAAGAGCATATTTAAAATACCAGAAGGAAGTCATAGCGATTATGATACTATCGAAGAAGATATAATAAATGGCTTAATATCTGACATCAAAAAGACACAGTTAATTATTAACCGCATAGACAGAATATTAAAGAAATTTAAGTCCGATAAATATATCGACATAATTAAATTAAAATACTTTGAAAATAAAACGCAGCAAGATATAGCTGATTATTTCGAAAAAGATACTACTACAATATGGAGAAATAACAAGCGTTTAATCAATGAAATAAAGGTTTATCTATTCCCTAATGATGTTATTAAAGAACTTAACTATTGACAAAATGCAATAACCCACGCAATAACCCCGCAATTGACATAGCAATTTTTATATAATATAATTGGTACAATGAAATTATTAGGAATTGAGAAACACGTCTGTTTTATAGGCGTGTTTTTTAATGCTTATTTGAGGTGGTATTATGGCTAAAGACTTTGCTAAAGAGTTCTATCGTTCTACTGCATGGCGCAAGACTAGAGCTTATATATACAATAAGCAACACGGAATATGTGAACGTTGCCACGGCGAGTATGGACCTGGCGAAATAGTACACCATAAAATATATCTAACTCCTTATAATATTCATAACCCAGCTATTACACTGGGAGAGGACAACCTAGAGCTATTGTGTAGAGTATGCCATGCTATAGAGCATGAGTCAGAGCTGCCAACAGATAAGAGTCTTATGTTCGACGACGAAGGTAATCTAATAGAAAGGAGCGTTGATTATGATATTAACCGTCTATACTAACTATCTCATTATGACTTATGACATAGTCTTTAGTGGTACCAAAGAGGAGCTCGCTAAAGCACTAGACGAAGGACCAGTCTTTCTGAGTACAAAGGAAGGAGCGTCAGTCTTTGTTAATCCGATTAACGCTGCACTGATAGAAATAAAAGACTCCCCCCTTTCTTAAAAAAGATATGCTTCACAGTGAACCGCGCTTGAGTCCTTTTTCGGACTGCTTCGGTCGTGTGAGGGGGGTGTAGTCAAAGGTGGTGGAAAAATGGAAAATGAAAATCTTAATTCTAAAGAATTAAAAGAAGTTCCAGACTTTTCGACAGAGCTTAAAAAACTTAAAAAAATATTCAAAAACATACCAAAAGATAAAAAGAATTTGGTACAGAAGCTTATCGAAAGTGCTGCTTTTATGTCCGTTGAGTTAACTAAATTAGAAAATTACATCAGTGTAAATGGTGTATCAGAAACATACCAAAACGGAGAAAACCAGTACGGAACAAAAACCAGTACAGAAGCCAGTGTGTACAACACTATGATTAAAAATTATACGTCGATCATAAAACAATTATGTGAGTTATTGCCAGAAGGTTTACCAGCAACAAAGGAAGGTAACGCTTTAATGAATTTCGTTACTAAGCCTAAGGGTAAATAATGAATTACATCAGAGAGTATAACGAAAAAATACAGTCTGGCGAAATAATAACTAGCCGCAGAGTCAAAAAGGTTTATGCTCGATTAGTTAAAGAAATGGACGATCCTAATTGTCCTTTTTATTTTGACGAAAAAATAGCTAATAGACCTATAGAGTTTACAGAAACTTTTTGCAAACAGTCCCAGGGAGAATTAGGCGCAGACCTAAAACTGGAATTGTTCCAGAAAGCTTATGTACAAGCTCTATTTGGTTTTTTAGATAAAGAAACTGGGTACAGAAGATTTAACGAAACAATGTTTTTGGTAGGACGTAAAAATGGTAAAACAACTCTTTTATCTCCTATCGCGTTGTATATGTTAATGGCTGACTATGAAGGTGCAGCCGAAGTATACTCAGTAGCAACAAAGAAAGAACAAGCAAAAAAGGTTTTAACCGAAGCTTGTAATATGGTTAAACAAAGTCCAGAATTACGATCCGTTTTGAAAAAAAGAAGAAATGATCTTTACTTCAATGCTACATCTTCTATCTTTGAAGCTTTAGCGTCAGACTCTAATACGCTTGACGGTTTAAATAGCCACGGCGTTATTATAGACGAATTACACGCTATCAAAGATAGAAATTTATACGAAGTTATGAAACAGTCTATGACTGCTCGACGCCAGCCGTTATTAGTTATGATAACTACTGCTGGAACAGTTAGAGAGTGTATCTATGACGATACTTACGATTATGCTTGTAAAGTAGCAGACGAAGAAATAAAAGACGATCACTTTTTACCTATTCTTTATGAACTAGATAATCGTAACGAGTGGACAGATCCAACGTGTTGGTTAAAAGCTAACCCAGGACTAGGAACAATTAAAAGTTATCATAATCTATCTATTGAAGTTGAACGTGCTAAAAATGATCCTAAAAAATTACCAGGTTTATTGTGTAAAGATTTTAATATTCGTGAAAACGATAGTAACGCTTGGTTAAGTTTTGAGGAAATTAACAACACAGAGACTTTTAATATGGAAGATATTGAGAATACTTACGCTATCGGTGGTTGTGATTTATCAGCTACTACTGACTTAACTTGTTCTACATTACTTATCAGAAAGCCTAACGACGAAAAAGTATATGTGATACAACACTACTTTCTACCGCAAGTAAAGCTTGATAGATTAGACGAAAAGAATACACAAGAAGCGCCATACAAAATATGGCGTGATAAAGGTTTACTTACTGTATGTGAAGGAAATCGTGTTGACTATTCGCAAGTAACGGACTGGTTTGTACAAATGCAACAGGAATTTAAAATTGATCCTATATACGTTGGTTATGATAGAGCTCTAGCTGGTTACTGGGTTGACGAAATGAAGTCAAACGGTTTTCAAATGGAAGCCGTAGCACAGGGACCATATACTTGGAGTCAACCAATGCGTGAAATGGGCGCAGCTTTTGCAGATAAAAAGGTTAATTATAATAACAACCCTATTTTAAAGTGGTGTTTAACTAATACTGCGGTTAAAAAAAGTGGTTTGAATAATATACAACCAGTAAAAATAAACGAACGTCGAAGAATTGACGGAGCCGTATCTTTACTTAATGCTTGGGTTTTATACGTTAAGTATTATGAAGATTTTATGTATAGTGTGGGGTGATCAAATGAAACATAGAGGCTTATTTAAAACTATATTCGGTGGTAAACCGAGTACATCTAATGACGCAACAGGTTTTAACATTTATAGTCTGTTAAATACTTTTAACTCTACTTATCAGATAAATACGGGTAACGCTTGGGATATGGACATTGTACGTAGTGCGGTAGACGCATATTGTAGAAACTTTGCTAAATTAAAAGCTAAACATACAAGAGTTGGTAAAACTGGTAAATCTAAAATTGAAAGATTATTAAATTACCGTCCTAACGATTTAATGGAAGCTTATAGCTTTTATTATAAAATAGCTGCTAATTTAAAACTTACTAACAATGCCTTTATTTACCCAGAATACTCTCCTAATCACGAGTTATTAGGTTTTTACCCTTTAATGTCTAATAAGATAGAATTACTGGAAAAAAACGGACAATTATATTTAAAGTTTTTATTTAAAACTGGAAAAATAAAGATCGTTCCATACGAAAATATTATACACATGAGAGGTCAATTCTTTGATCACGATATTTTCGGTAGTAAGAACTATGCTTTACTTCCAGCTCTTGATACTGTCTTAGCAATAAATCAGGGTGTTTCTAACTCTGCTAAATTGATTAACAGTATTAGAGGTATCTTGTCGGCTAAGGTATCGTCTAAAGACGAAGATTTAGCAAAAGCAAGAGATAAGTTTGTAGAAAACAACTTTAAAATATCTGCTAATGGTAGTGGTGTTATCGTAACAGATACAAAAATGGACTATACACCAATAAATGAAAAATCAACACCTATTTCTTCTGAAACATTAAGTTATACGAAGAATACTATTTATGATTATTTTGGAGTTAATGAAAGTATAGTACAAAATAAGTTTGACGAAAATCAATGGAACGCTTTTTATGAAGGTGCTATTGAACCAGTAGCTATACAAATGTCTCAATGCTTTACTAATAACTTATTTACCGAAAATGAGCGTAACTTTGGTAACGAAATAACTTTTGAAGCTAATAGACTACAATATGCTTCTAATAGTACAAAAATAAATGTTGTTAAAGAGTTAGCTCCTTTAGGTGTATTAAGAAAAAATGCTATTTTGGAGATATTTAATATGGCTCCCCTTCCAGGAGAAGAAGGAGAAAAAGTTATACAGTCTTTAAACTGGATCAATGCAGAAAAAGCAGACGCGTACCAAACTAATAAAAATGATACGCCACCAAAAGAAGATAACAAAAATAATAATGAAGATCCTATTGACGAGGGAGGTGGAGAAAATGGAGACGAATAATACAGAAAAGAAAGATATTAAAGTTGTTAAACTTAATAATTTTATTAGTTTTGAGCTTTTAAGAAAAATGAAAGAAAAAGAGCCAAACACTAAATTTATTTTACCTAATGGAAAGGAGGCTGTTCTAAATGACAAAAAAGAACAACAAAAGCCTAGTAAATAAAACTGGGCGTGAAATTAGAGTCTTCTCAGATTTTAAGTTAAAAGAACTTAGAAGCGACGACGGAGACGAAAGACAAGATTATGTACATGGCGTCCCAGTAGTATTTAATACTCCTACTTGTCTTTATGAGTTTGAGGGAGTAAAGTTCTATGAACAAATAGACCGCCATGCGTTTGATAGTTGCGATATGTCTGATGTAATATTCAACTATAATCACGGAGGCCCCGTACTTGCTAGATTAAGAAACAATACTCTTAAACTAGCTATAAATGATGTCTGTATGGAAATGGACGCATTTCTTGGGGGTACTAATAATGGTAGAAACACCTTAGAAGAAATAAGGGGTGGCTACATAGATAAAATGAGTTTTGCTTTTGTAGTAGCAGAAGACGGAGACGAATACGATCCAGCAACTCATACAAGAACAATAACTCGAATTAAAAAGCTATATGATGTATCAGCGGTTGATATACCAGCCTATGATACAACGAGTATTTCTGCTAGATCTTTCTTTGAGGTGGAGTACGAAAAAGAAAAAAGAGCTTTGGAGCAAGCCAGACTTAGAGAAATATGTATAGCAAAATCTAAAATCTAATAAGTTCGATAAGGAGGAAAATAAAATGAACGAAAAAAGATTAAAAGAAATTGAAGCTAGAAAAGCTGAAATTAGATCACTTTTAGAAGATACATCAAAAGACGTTAATTTAGACGAAATTAACAAAGAATTAGATAGCTTAAATAAAGAACAAAGTTCTATTGAGGAAAGGGCTAAAATTGCACGTAGTTTAGAAACTGGAGAAGAAGTACCAGACCGTGTAGAAAAAGTACCAGCTATTGAAGAAGCAGAAGAAAGGAAAGGAAAAGATAATATGAATAAAGAATATCGTAGTGCTTACTTAAAACATTTAAGAGGTGCTGAAATGACTGAAGCTGAAAAAAGAGCTTTTACAGTTAGTGGCGCTGGATCAGTAATTCCAGTAGAAACTGCTAACGAAATTATTAAGAAGTTAAAGGATCAAGCACCTTTATTAAATGAAATTACATTATTAAATGTAAAAGGAAATGTTAAGTTTGCCGTTGAAGGTGTTAAAACTGACGCTGCTAAACATACTGAAAACGCTTCTATTAATGCTGACGGAGACACTTTAGTTACAGTATCACTAAATGGTTATGAAGTAACTAAAAAAGTACAAGTATCTGATAGCGTAATGACTATGAGTAACGACGCTTTCGAAGACTGGTTAACTAGTATGATCGCTGAAATGTTAGCAGACAAAATCTGTACTTTAATTATTAAAGGTAGTGGTACAGACGAAGCTACTGGTGTTGAAAAAGCTAATACTTGGGGAGAAACAAACTCTGTTACTGTTGCCGCTGCTTCTTCATTAACTGAGGCTAACGTACAAAAGTTAATGTCTTTACTTAAAGCTGGTTATAGTAAAAATGCTAAATTCTTAATGAGTAATGAAACATTATTCAATGACTTTATGCCTTTACAAAATTTAGCTAAAAACTCTATCGTTACTGAAAGAGACGGCGTTTACTATGTATATGGTAAAGAAGTTATGTTGTCAGAAGATGTAGCAGCACACGAAGCTTATCTAGGTAACTTTAAAAAATATGTTGGTAACTTATCAGAAGATGTTACTATCGTAAGCGCTTTTGATATTGATACTAACTCTTATAAGTATCTTGGTAAAGCTATATTCGACGGTAAAACTGCTATCGGAGAAGCTTTTGTTAAATTAGTAAAAGCTGCAGCTGGAAAATAAAATTAAAAATTAAAGATAAGGAGTGATATTATGGCAAATAATAAATCTATTAGCGACGAGCTAATGAAAAAAGCACGTGGTTTTCTTAGAATAACTATTGAAAACGACGAAGTTATAAATACTGAAATTACTACTCTTATTAAAGCTTGTAGACAAGATTTAATAAGAAACGGTATCACTTCTACAAAAGCTGAAAGTGAAGAAGATAGTCTAATAGAAACGGCTATACTTCTTTACTTAAAAGCTGAGTTTGGGTTAGATAATAAAAATTATGAAAAATATCGTAATTCTTATGAGACTCTACGAACAGAATTATCACTAACGAGCGACTATGTAAACGAGGTGGTAAAAAATGTGGAGTGATGTCTTATATCTTTTGGAAGAAATTGAGAGTTTGGACGAGTTAAATCGTCCTCACTACTCTTATAAAGAAACTAAAGTATATGCTAATAAAATATCAGTTAAAAGAAGTGAATTTTACCAGGCGCAAGCTGCTGGCTTTAAACCAGAAAAAAGTTTTGAAATAAGGACCATAGAATTTGACGAAGATAAGCACACAAAAGTTAAGTACAAAGATGTTACATACAAAATACTACGTTCTTATGAGGTAAATAGTGAGATAACAGAAATTGTATTAACGGGGCTTAATAATAATCGTGAGCAACAATAAAATAGAATTTATAGACACATCAAAAGAAGTTAAAAACACTATGGTTAAGCTTTCAAAGTCCGCCCTTCGTGCTTCTGCTAAAGTAGCTGGTAAAGCTATTAAAGCTGAAACTCAAAAACGTACAGGCCGATTATCTAAACAAGTTGGTTATTGGGCTAAAATAAATCGTGATACTGGACAACCAGAGTTACAAATTGGTTACTATTCTAAAGCGCAAGCAAAAAAGAAAGGTAAACAAGTATCACACGCTAACCCTGCTTGGGCTGAGTTCGGTGTTAAATCACATACTATTAGTATTAAAAAAGCTAATACTCTAAGCGACGGTAATATTAACTATGGTAAATCAGTTAGCCACCCAGGGCTTAGAGGACAAAGTATCTTACGTAATAGTGTCTTTAATAATATAGACGCTATTAGAGAGGCACAAGCTGAATACTTAGCAGCACTTAATAAAACTATTGAAGCAGCTGGAGGAAAGATTAAAGAAAGTGAGGAGATCGAAGATGTATAATTTCTTTATTGCATTACAAAAGTTTGTTAATGAACAAAAAATAATTCCACTATATTATGAAGAAGCTTCGAAAAAAGCTAATTTTCCTTATGGTGTAATTAGTGATCCTATTAAAACTTGCCTACGTTATGGGGAATTAGTATACTTCGACATATTTATATGGACTACAGAGCCTAATACTGGTATTGAATTAGAAAAGAAGTTACAAGAACTTATCAAACTTCTTGACGGTAAAATCTTCTCGGAAGAAAGAGCCGTTATATACTTTGAAGAACAAAGACCAATATCTGATCCAGAATATACCTTAATAAAAAAACAAATAACATTTAGTATTAGATTATTTTAAAGGAGGGAAAACTAATGTTAAAAGTATTTACTGAAAATGACACTAAAAAAATTCAAATTGACGAAGGTATCGTTGTATTAAACTTAGGAAAGCCTAACGAGTTAATACTTGGACCTACTCGTGGTGGTGTTGAAATGACTATTACACCAGAAATAAGAGACATAGAGTTTGACGGTAAGCGTGGTAAAACTGCTGGTATGCAAGTTATCGACGGCGAAGACGCTACTATTAAGGTTGTGTCATTATGTTGTAGTCAAGATGTATTGTTAAAAGGTTTACCTAATGCGACACTTGATACAAACAAAGTAATTAAACAAGGAGATTTCGGTCCTATTGATAAAAGTAAATATATTGATACTATTGATGTAATTACACAAATGCTAGATAAGACTTACAAGATCCTTACATTTAATTACGGCTTACACGAAGGAGCATTTACTTATAAGGCTGCTCCTAAAGCAGAAAATGAACATAATCTTGAAATTATACCTCACTATACTATAGACGATAGTTCAAGACTATATCAAATTAAAGATAGTGAAACTTGCCCTATAACAGTTGGAGAATAAATTTAAAATATTATTCTCCTTTTTGTTTTCTATTTGAGCGATAACAAAAGGGAGAATAAAAAAAGAAAGGAAAAAAAGAAATGAAAACAAAATATTTACTATTATTAAGTGAAATTATAGATAAAATGGACATTAAAGAAGAATTGCAAAATTTAGATTTTAATACTGGAGACGAAAAAGAAGACCGAGAAAAATTAGGAGCTGCTCTTATAACTTTGATTATTACTAGAATTTATAAATGTGAAAAAGAAGTTTATACTTTTGTAGCTAATTATAAAGGTTATTACCCTTCTAAACCAGTATTTACTGATGAAGATACAGAAGATATTAAAACAGAAAAAAATAAAAAATATGAAGAAGATTTAAAACTTGCTTTAGAAAAAGCAGAAAATGAAGATATAATCGCATTATTTAAGGAAATAAGTAAATTACCAGGTGTTGCGAGTTTTTTATCTATAGCGTAAGTATCGGCACTGCGGAGGTCTTACGAATATTATATAAGCATTATGGCGGTATTGAATGGTTTGAGGACAAGCCGTCTTTTTTATTGGGCGAGTGTTTAGATAATGGTATTAAAAAAGAAACTGAATTACCTAAACTAATTAACGAAATTGTTAAGAAATTATCGCACGAAAAAACTTTTGTTCCACAACTAGAGCAAAAGCCAAAAAAGAAAATGCGAAGCGCAGAAGACATTATGAAAGATTACGGTTTGGGAGGTGTTAAACTTGGCTAATATATTTAGTTTATATGGATCTATTTTTATAGATAATGAGAAAGCTAATAAAGCTATAGACGGCACTACTAAAAAAGGAGAAAACTTCGCCTCTAAATTAGGCGGAGTTTTTTCTAAAGTTGGTAAAGGTGCTCTTGCTTTAGGTGGTACTTTGACTACCGCTGCTACTGCTATCGGTGGTTTAGCTATAAATACATCAAAAGATGTAGATCAAGCTATGAACTCATTTATTGTACAAACTGGTATTGCAAAAAATGAGTCTGGCGAGTGGCAGAAAGCCTTAGAAGATATATACAAAAATAATTATGGAGAGAGCTTCGAAGATATAGCCAACTCTATGGCTTTAGCTTCTCAAGAATTATACGAGTTTGATCCTTCGCAAATAAAAGCGGTTACAGAAAATGCTCTCGCGTTACGAGACGCTTTCGGTGTTGAAGTAAATGAGTCTATAAGAGCAACAAAAGCTTTAATGACACAATTCGGAATATCAGCAGACGAAGCGTATAACTTAATGGCCCAGGGTGCACAAGCTGGTCTTGATTTCTCTGGAGAATTAGTCGACAATATTAACGAATATTCTGTACAGTTTGGCAAATTAGGTTTATCTGCAGAAGATATGTTTAATATATTTCAAAGTGGTGCAGACGCTGGAGCTTGGAACTTAGACAAAATCGGCGACGCCGTTAAAGAGTTCTCCATAAGAGCAATAGACGGCTCTAAAACAACTGTAGAAGGTTTTACGAAACTTGGCTTAAATGCTGATACAATGGCTAAAAAGTTTGCTGCTGGCGGAGATACTGCTAAAGAGGCTTTTTATCAAACTATAGACGCGATTAAAGCAATGGACGATCCAGTACAACAGTCTATTGTTGGTGTTGATTTATTTGGTACTATGTGGGAAGATTTAGGACCAGAAGTTGTAACTCAATTAGGATCAATTAGAGAAATGTACGACGGTACAGTAGACTCTATGAACCAGATTAAAGAAGTAAAATACGACGATATAGGAAGTATGTTTGAAGGGTTAAAACGTAATGTACAAATGCTACTACTTCCTTTAGGTAATGCTTTAATGCCTTTAATTGTATCTATTATGAATTTAATTATGAATAATATGCCTTTAATAGAAGGCTTGATAAATCAGTTAACGCCAGTTATTACTCAACTATTTAATGCAATTATTCCGTCGGTACAGACTATTATAGAGACTGCTTTACCAATGCTCGCCACTCTGATAGAGACAATTTTACCTATATTTATTAGTTTATTAAGCACTTTACTACCTCCTATTATGCAAATAGTGGAGGCTTTACTTCCAGTCTTTATAGAACTTATAAATATGTTACTACCACCTATATTACAAATAGTTCAAATGATCCTACCTTTATTACTTAACTTAATTCAACCACTATTGCCTTTACTATCTCCTATACTTCAATTATTACAACCTTTTATTGATTTATTGATGTTAATATTACAACCTTTAACAGAATTACTTAACTTAATACTTCCACCTTTAGTAAGTATATTAAATGTAATTATACAAAGTATTATTCCAATGTTATCAGCACAGTTTACTTATGTAGCTAATATTATTGGTAGTGTCTTTGGTACTGCTATTAGTTATATAACATCACAAATACAAGTTGCTAAAAATATATTTATGAATATTATAGACTTTATTAAAAATGTATTCACTGGTAATTGGAAAGCTGCTTGGCAAAATGTTAAAAATATATTTAGTAATATAATTAGTGGTATAGGTAATATCTTTAAATTACCTATTAACTTCATAATTGACGGTATGAACGCATTTATTAAAGGTCTTAATAAATTAAAAATTCCAGACTGGGTGCCTGGTGTTGGTGGTAAAGGTCTTAATATACCTTTAATTAAAAAACTTCGTGTAGGTATGGAATATGTACCTTACGACGATATGCCAGCACTACTACATAAAGGAGAACAAGTCTTAACTGCTGACGAAGCTAAAGATTATAGAGAAAATAAGAACTCTATCGTTAATAATAATGAAACAAATAACTTTAACTTAACTATAAACTCAACAGAGCCACTATCTCCAGCAGAAACTGCTAGACAAACTCGTAAAGCTTTACAAGAATATAATCTAAGACATGGAAGGGCGTGATTAAATGGAAAGAACTTTAATATATAAAAATCATAAAGGAGATATGATTACTTTTACATATAAACCGCCTTTTCTTCTTAGTATCTGCGACGGCTTTCACGAAACAGTTGGTACTGTTAATAGTGTAAGTTCTGCGTATGGTGTTGGTACTACTTGGAACGGTACAAGTATAGGTCAAAGAGATTTAACTATCAAAGGTACTATAACAGATAATATACAAGAAAATAGATTATTATTATATGATATGTTCCCTCTTAATAGTGAAGGTACTCTTTACTATTATGAAGGAGATGTTGAAAGAAAAATAACTTGTCTTGTTGAAAAAGTATCTATTCCAGAAAAGAAAGGTTTTACAAGAGACTTTTCTATATCTTTAGTATGTCCTAACCCTAGATTTTCCGCTTTGGCTGCTACTATCTTATCTATGGCTACCTGGACACCAGCTTTTAAATTTAAACTTGTTATACCAGAAAATAAAGGTATCAAGTTTGGTACTAAAAATACTACATCTATGGGAACAACAGAAAATACTACCGAAATTGATTACGGTATGACTATTAAATTTAAAGCTAATGATACTGTTAAAAACCCATATCTATTTAATGTTACTACACGCGATATTATACAGATAGAAAAAACTATGTCTGCTGGCGATCAAATAATAATCACTACTCACATAGATAATAAGAACGTTGTTTATAAAAACGCCGTTACTGGCGAAGAAGAAAACATAAACTATCTAATAATGTATGGTAGTAAGTATTTACAAGTACCTAGCGGAACTAATACATTTAGAAGTGGTGCAGACTCTGGAGAGGACAATTTAGAGACTACAATAGAGTTTTTACCAGAATATGAGGCGGTGTAATTATGGAAGCTATATCATTAAATGTATATGATCGTGATTTAAAGCCGCTTGGTGTTATAGACAGTTATAGTTCTCTACGCTGGCGTCGTAAATATTTTGAAGCTGGCGAGTTCGAACTTAGTTTAAACCTTACTAAAAACAATTTTAAACTTTTAAATTATGATAATATCATAGTTAGAAGTGATTTAACAGAAAATGACGAGTTCGGAATTATAGAGTCTTGGAAGTTTAAGGACGACGGAGACAAAGTTACTATAACTGTATATGGTAGTTTTGGTTTATCGTTATTAAAAAGAAGAATAATAAAGACACGTATAAATTATAGTGGTAACTATATAGGTGGTTTTAGAAAGCTCTTAACTACAATGAGAGCTTTTTCTTTATTAGAAATTACAGACAGTGATATTACTAGCGATAAAGTAGATTTTCAATGTACATATAAAAATGTGTATGATTATCACGAAAAACTATCAAGAGCTTCAAATATTGGAGCTAAAATTGTCTTAGATTTAAAAAATAGAAAGTATAAATATGTTAATTATGTCGGTAAAGACCGTACAGAAGAACAGAAAGTTAATACTAGATATGAATTTAGCGAAGATAAATCAAACTTAGACGCAGCGGAATATACATATAGTCGTAAAAATATGATTACTGATGTTTTAGTTGGTGGTACTGGCGAAGACTCAGCTAGAATATTAAGAACTGTAACGAAGGTTACAACAGATACACACGACTTTGATATTAGAGAGGCTTTTGTAGACGCAAAAAGTCAAAGTAATAAAGATTTATCTACTACTGAATATAACGCTATATTAGATAATTTAGGACAAGAAAAAATAACAGATCCTACCGAAAACTTCGAGGCTACTGTACACGCTACACATTATAGAAAATACTGGGACTTAGGAGATATTGTTAATATCAAAAAAGAAACTTGGGAGATAGCACAAAAACAAAGAATTACAGAAGTTGAAGAAGTTATCGAAAAAGGAAAACACAACGTAACACCAGTTTATGGTACACCTATTGCAGAAACGTTCGAAAATGAAGATTAAAAGAAAGGAAGGACATTATGGAAAAGTTTAGTTTTTTTAACGACATAAACGACGACAGAGTCTACTACGCAGAAGACTTCGCTCGCCACTTAAAAAAATACTTTACAAATGGTATTTTCAACAATGAGTTAAAAGTCATAGCAAATAATGATATGACTATCACAATACAAGAAGGAGACGCCAATATTGAAGGCTACCGTTATACTAATACTGGGGATCTAATTAAAACAATAGAAACGGCCGACGGAACATTAAAAAGAATTGATAATGTTGTTGTTCGATTAGATTTAACTAATAGGTTAATATCAGCTCAAATAATCAAAGGGGCTTTCTCTGATAACCCTTCGGCTCCAGCTTTAGTTAGATCCTCAACTATTTATGATATTAAATTAGCTGAGATATATGTAGGTGCTAGTGTAACATCTATAACACAGTCTAATATTACAGACACAAGATTTGAGGAGTCTGTATGTGGCGTGGTTGCTTCTACTGTAGAAACATTAAACACAGAAGAAATATACGATCAATTATATACTAAATATAATGAGTATATAGCTGCAACCGAAGCTTCTTTTACAACTTGGTTTAATCAAATAAAAAATCAACTAGACTCTGACGCTGCAGGACATCTAACTAACCAGATAATGGAGATAGTTGGTAATAGCTTAAAAAGTGAGGTTAAAACACTTACACCAGGTAATTGGTTGTTAAATAGTTCCACAAATAGATATGAATATGATATAATTAAAGCTGGTATCACGACCGATACCTTAGTTACTGGACATTTAGACTTAGATAATCAAATAAAGCTAAATGACGCTTATATTAGTTCATATAATGGTGGTTATAAGATTATAACAAGTGTTAAACCTATTGAAGATATTTCTATAACTATAACTTATGAATTATCTAATTATGATTTAGAGGAGGCGTCTTAATATGATAGGTATGATAAATGTCGGTAATAAAAAATCAGTAAATATTAGTAAAGTATATGGTGTAAGAAGAAATATAAAATCGTCTTCTTCTGCTTGGGAAAGAATTAAGGACTCTGTAGGTTTAGTAGCTAATGCTCAAGTGGGAACTACTGCGGTCGTTAATAACTTCGACAGTATTTACCCATGGAGTGATATAATTACTTGTAATTATAATAATACTTCAAAAAAGATAGTTGCTTACTATGGAGACGCTAATTTCTCCTTTACTGGTAGTAATGGACAAGTATTAACTATTATTCCAGAATTTTATTATAAAAGATATGTCTCTGACGGCTACGAATATGTCTTAATATCAAAGGACAATTTAGACGGCTTTGTTAAGAGTGATAAATTTATGATAGGACGTTATACAATGTCTGGATCAAGTTCTGGAGTATTTAGTAGAAGTGGTTACTCTCCACTTGTAAATACTACGATAGCTAATTTTAGGCAATATGCTAAAAACTTAGGCTCTGGTTGGCAACAATTAGACTGGCACTACTTTATATTACAAATGTTATATTTAGTAGAATATGCAGACTATAACGCACAGTCAAAATTAGGAGCTGGGTTTACTAATGCTAATAACACAGGAGCTATTAAAAGTGGTGGCTGCGATAAACTAGGTATGAAGTCTGGTAGTGCAGCTGGAAACGATACAAGTTCTGTAATTTATCGTGGTGTTGAAGATATATTCGGTAACGTATGGCAATTTGTCGACGGTATCAATATAAATAATTATCAAGCTTATATAAATTACAACCCTAATACTTACGCTTCTGATGTATTTACTGGAGATTATCAAAAACTAGGTTATGTAAATAACTCTACAAGTGGTAGTTATGTTACAGGCTTAGGTTATGATCCAAAACACCCTCTTGTAGCGTTAGCTACTGATGTTGGAGGAAGTAGTAGCACATACACTACAGATTATTACTGGTGTGCTAATGAGAAACGTACCGCTCTTGTCGGCGGTCGCTGGCTCTATGGTAGTTATTGTGGTTTGTGGTGTTGGAATTTCAACAATGACTCTAGCCTTGCTTACATCACAGTCGGAGCTCGACTTCTTAAAACTAGTTAGCGGGGGTTTGGGGCGGCCAGCCTCCCATAAAATAAATTAAATTATATACCGACTTTAAGTCGGCGACGCACCATTTAAAAAATGGGACTTGATGTGTAAGCTTCGATTTTCTCTTGTTAGTCGCTCGTGTCGGCGGTCGCTGGTATGAGTCTTCTCAGTGTGGTTGGTTTGACTTTGCTTTTTTGAGTCTATCTTCTGACGCTGGGGACCAGATCGGAGCTCGACTACTTAATTTGATAAGGGATCTGGTGTGTAAGCTTCGGCCTTTACTTTTCTCGCTTGCTCTTGTCGGCGGTAGTTGGAGTGATCACTCTTTTTGTGGTATCTCTGACTGGCGTTGTCTTGGAGACTTTGGGTTTTACAGTTCTTCGGTCGGAGCTCGACAACTTGTATTATTGTGGGACTTGGTGTGTATGTTTCGGCTTTTGTGTTGTTAGTTTGCTCTTGTCGGCGGTAAATGGAACGACTCACTTTATTGTGGTTTGTGGTATTGGAATTTCAACAATGACTCTAGCCTTGCTAACATCACAGTCGGAGCTCGACTACTTAATTTAATAAAGGGATCTGTTGTGTATGCTCCTTGCCCTTGACTACTTCTCTTGTCGGCGGTCGCTGGCTCAATGGTAGTTATTGTGGTTTGTGGTGTTGGACATTTAATAATGCTTCGGCTGATTATGGCGACACTATCGGAGCTCGACCACTTGTATAATTGGGACTTGGTGTGTGCGTTTCGGTTGTTTACCTTTCGAGTCTTGTCGGCGGTGCTTGGCCTGATATTTCTCGTTGTGGTTTGTGGTGTTGGAATTGTAACAACGACTCAGCTAATTCGAACATCAACATCGGAGCTCGACCACTTATATTATGTGGGACTTGGTGTGTGTAGTTCTGTTGTTCATACCTTCGGCTCGTGTCGGCGGTATGTTTTGGGACTTTTCGCGTTGTGGTTTGTGGTATTGGAACTGTAGCAATGACTCAGCCGTTACGAGTACCAACAACGGAGCTCGACTACTTACATTAAAGATCCTTACACATCATTTTCCTTAGCGCTTGCTAAAAATTAGTCGTTCTAGGCTGCTCTAGTAGGTTTATCTCTTGAAATATAGAATTTCTCGAAAAAGCGGTAGGCAAATATAAGAATTATAAGGACTAGATTTAATTATGAAAAGAAAAGGTAACATTTATGAAAAAATCACAGATTTAAACAATATTGAAACTGCTATTTACAGAGCTAGTAAAGGTAAAGGCAACCGTAAGAGTGTTGAAAAAATACTCGACTCTCCTACATATTACGCTATGCAAGTACAACAAGCTTTAATAAATAAAACTTATGTACCTAATAAATATGTAGAAATGAAAATAAGAGACGGTGCTAATAAAAAAGAAAGAATTATTTATAAGCCTCGCTTTTACCCAGACCAGGTAATACACTGGGCTTTAATGCTTCAATTAGAGCCAATTATTATGAAAGGTATGTATGAGTTCTGTTGTGCTTCTATAAAAGGTAGAGGTATTATGCGTGGTATGAGACATATTAAAAAAATATTAGTACAAGATAGAAAACATACTAAATATTGCTTAAAACTTGATGTTAAGAAGTTTTACCCGAGTATTGACAAACAAATATTGAAAAATAAATTTCGTAGAGTTTTAAAAGATAAAGACACACTAAATCTTATAGACTTAATTATTGATAGTAGCGAGTCTGGTATTCCTATTGGTAATTTTACCAGTCAATGGTTTGCGAATTTTTATTTACAAGATTTGGATCATTTTATAAAAGAACAATTAAAAGTAAAATACTATGTACGTTATATGGACGATATGGTATTATTTTCAAACAACAAAAAAGAATTAAGAAAAATCAAAATAGAAATAGACAATTTCTTGAGTAAAGAAAAGCTAACAATTAAAGAAAACTGGCAGCTTTTCAAGACTGAGTCTAGGCCTCTTGATTTCTTGGGTTATCGTTTTTACAGAGGTTATACCACTTTAAGAAGAAGTAACTTTTTAAGAATTAAGAGGCGTGCTAAAAAAATGGCTAAGAAAGATCATATAACCTATCACGACGCAGCAGCCATGCTTAGTTATAGCGGGTGGCTTAAACACTGCGACTCGTATAATTATCAACAAAAGTATATCAAACCGTACGTTAATTATAAATTGTGTAAGGAGGTTATAAGAAATGAAAGTAAAAAAAGTAGAAAGCACAATAAGACCTGGTAACTTTAGAATTGGAGACATTAAGGACAACCTAACAGAGGTTGTTTTTTTTGACGACATAGAAGAAGTTAAAAGAACTACTACAGACGGTACAGAAGAAACAATATATACTTATTATGAGTATGCTATAAAAATAATCAGTAGAGACGATTTAGAAGATTACATAAACGACAACTTAGATACTTGGAAGGAATTAGCTAAACAAAGTTTTATTGCTTCTAAGGCTGCTGAAATTAGAGCTATCAGAGATAAATTGTTATCAGAAAGTGATAAACACGTACTCATTGATAGACTAGGTATAACTATACCAGATAACATTACGGCCACAACTTTATTAAGTGTTATCAAAGAATTATTTTCTTCTTTAGGAGATGTCTTAAACGGACAATGGGCTGCTTATCGTCAAGAATTAAGAGACATCACAAAACAAAAGAACTTTCCTTTTGAAGTAGAATTTCCTACTATTCCAGAGGAAGACGACGGATCTAAATAATGGAAAGTTCAACTATGATTTCTATAGGTTTAGTATTTACTATAATTGGTGGCTTAATTGGTTACGCCACTTTTTATATGAATAGTAAGAAAAATACTAAACAAGAGACTAAAGAGGAAGTGGCTACATCTACTAGACTAGATACAAAATTAGATATGATTAGTAAGAATATTGACGAGATAAGACTTGATAATAAAGAGTTTACAAAGTCAATGCAACAGATCGGAGAAAGACTTTCGGCTGTTGAGGCTTCTACTAAATCAGCACATCATAGAATAGATAACTTAGAAGAAATTGTAAGAAAGTGAGGTGTGAGAAATGGAACTTGAAACAATAGTTGTATTGGTTACTATGGTAGTAACCTTTTTATGTGGCTTAATTGCTAAAAAAGTAAGCTGGTTTAATAATCATTTAATACCTATACAAAATATCTTAATCGGCGTTATTGTAGCAATTATAGAGTTCATAATAACTAAAGATTTTAGCGTTGCTATCGCATTGAGTGGTTTAATAGCTGGTGGCGCTTACGACATAGGAAATAACTTAAAAAAAATAACTAATAATTAAGGAGGTCTGATTATGGACAAAGTTTTTGGTATTGATATTAGTACATATCAAGGAGGAATAAATCTAGCTACTGCTAAAGCAGAAGGAGTTAAATTTGCTTTATTAAGAGCTGGGTTTACTGGTTATGGTAACGGAGTTAGTAAGTCTGTTGATAACCAATTTGAAAATCATTATAGAAATGCTAAAGCAAATGGCTTAGGTGTAGGTGCTTATTGGTTTTCAAGAGCAACTACATACGAAAACGGAAAAGCAGAAGCTGAATATATGTATAATAACTGCTTAAAGGGAAAACAATTTGAGTACCCTATAGCTATTGATGTAGAAGATAGTTATTATCAAGCTAAAGCTGGAAAACAAGCCGTAACAAATGCTATTAAAGGTTTTTGTGAATACTTAGAAGCTAAAGGTTATTATGTTTGTATTTATGCTAATAGTAATTGGTTTAAAAATTATATGGACCTATCACAATTAACTAAATATGATAAATGGGTAGCTAACTGGGGAACATCTAGGCCTAGTAGCCCAGCTGGTGGTTTATGGCAATTTGGAGGAGAAACAAACCGTATTAGAACTAATAAAGTAGCTGGTATGACAGTAGACCAAAACTACGCTTTTTATGATTACCCAGCTATTATGAAACAAAAAGGTTTAAATGGCTTTAGTGCTAACGCAGATGTTAAGCCTCAAGATCCAGTAACACCAACACCACAACCAACACCAGCTCCTAGTAATGATACAATTTATGTAGTTAAAGCTGGAGATACATTAAGTGGTATTGCTTCTAAATACGGCACTACATATCAAACTTTAGCTGCTTACAATAATATAAGTAACCCTAATCTTATATACGTAGGTCAACAAATTAAAATACCTGGTAATGGAACAACTACTAATACAACTACAAATAACAGTAAAACATATACTGTTAAGAGTGGAGATACATTAAGCGGTATTGCTTCTAAATATGGTACTACTTGGCAAAAAATCTACAATGATAATAGATCTGTTATTGGTAGCAACCCTAATCTAATTAAACCAGGACAAGTATTAACTATAAAATAA